GATAGTGCTGGATCATAAGTCTCTATATCCAAAGCTACCTCATTTTCTTTAGAGAGGTCCGGCAGTTCTGATGGTGGGGTCCAACCACTGTCTAAATGAGCGAAGGGTAAATACCACTGATCAAAAGATATGGGTTTGGGTTTTGCCATGGGGTTGCTACGCCCTTTCAACGTTGTTTATTACCATTCTGGATGGGTTGTAATGCCATTAACAAACAGGCAGCTACAGGCGTACCGGGTGGTATATCTCTTTGCGTTTTTGGGCATTTTCCTCAGCATTTTCTATTATAACTTGTCGTTCCGGTGGAAACATACCTCGCCGCATAGCTCGTTTTAGTTTGCGCAATGATGAGTGTTTAGTGATTTTAACTGCTCCTCTAAATGGAAGTGGTCTCATGGTGTCCTCCATCTTCTGGGGTTCCAGGGCGATTGAGTTCTTCTAGTTCTTTTTTAAGTTGAAGCATCTCTGTCTGTACATTTCCAATAATTTCTCTGAGACAATCTAATGCTACCAAGAGGTCTACAGGTTCTCTATAAGTACAGAGTGTGTGAATGAATTTGCCTTCTAACACATTCAAGTTATTTACATCAACAAAACGAAATACTTCCACATCTATTTCAGAGAGTGATAAGTTGCGATGTATTGGATAACCGGTAACTTCTATCAGTTTTTCGAGATAATGCATTGCTTTTGCCAAGTCTTTTATTCCATCTTTCTTTCGCCATCTACTGACATATTTAGTCGCGCACCCTTCAAGATATCCGAGAGGAATGGCAACAGCCAAATCCCAATGTTCATATTCAGTTTTATAGTGAGTACCACCAACTTGAGATTCATTCGCTTTCATACTGTGCTCCTTCGTTCTTCTAACCAAGTGTTAATATGATCTAACATGCAAGAGGCTTTCGCAATGCATTGTACTTGAAACAAGGTATCTTGCATGATAGTCGCTGCATATGCGTTTCCTAAATTTAGTTCATACTCACCTGTTTCATACATTTCTAAGAGATCGGAGATTTTAACTTGTGTTTGTTCTTCTTTAGTTAATTCTGGTAGTTTTAGATCTAATTGTTCGAGGCCGTAGTCTTCAGCTAGGTTCATAGATTTTTTCATACCTGGTATTAGTCGTTTAACACCAAACGGAACATCACCAGCCCAAAGTTCACCAGAATCATGATGTAGACAGAAATACAAAACTTCTGCACGAGGTAACCCAAATATCTCAATGAAAATGCACGCGACACGCCAGCAATGATGACCAACTGTTTGTGTTTTTATTGTTGGCCATGTATGATAACGCTTAACGCATCCAGCCAAGTATCGTGAACGATATACTTGATCTCGAGAAATCATTTGATTCTCCTTTCTAACCATTCTTTCCCTGCTCTTCTCCAGTCTTCTGCTCTTACTGACTCAATTGCATCTAATGCTTCTTTAAAGTTTCTAGCTTTATACATCCAATGAGCTGTTGCCATGGGAATAACAACCTCACTTAAAAATGGATTAGAAATATTTCCCATATATCCTTCCCTATACTCATGCATTTCATCAATATAAAGCATAGTTTCCTTTAACTCCTCATCAAAAACCCTAGGATATTTTATTAAAGGTTCTGTTCGTTCATATTCTTCATCAAGAGCTTCAGGAGAAACTTTATCCAAATGTTTTTTATATAGATGTAGATTAGTTGAAACTTGCCAATATGAACCCATTTTCACGCCGACCATACTCGCTATATATTCCTGCAAAATTGCGAAATGGACAGCATTGGCACCACAGCATCCTAATATCAAATCATTCGAACGGTTGAATACAGTCATATTCAACTGATTTTCATCAATTATATGAAACGAAGCAACAAGATTACATGGTTTAGGATTAGATTGTGTTAAATCATCACGACCTGCTCCCCACATCTGTAGCACAGCTTGTCTAGTATTTGGAGTCTGTTTCAATTGCTCAATAATCTCTTCCAACTGGTCATATCCTAAGCCATGCCTCCATCGATAGCCATAAGCATCCACTATCCTACCTTCAGTCCCAAAATCTTTGCTGAAGTTCTTAACATAATGATCAAGAAATGCACCATCATCCCTACCGGCTAACATCCACATGGCTTCCATTAAATGAAAGAAGGGATTTGCATCACGAACATGGTCTATCAACACATGTTGTTTAGGATTCGTGTAACAGATATTGACAGGTTTAGGTAGAACTATCGCATCACCATTTCTAGTTTTCGTGCTGTGTCCCAACTCCATCACAAGTCGCATTGCTTTGGGAAGAGCTTCACGGACGTTATCAGCATTTATCACATACATAACTTTTCTCCTCCTTCTTTGGGTGTTATTATCTGTGCTCCACTTAGTTTGATATCACGTGGTGTGCCCCAGTCTATAGGAGTATAGGTAGTCAGTATCGCATTTTTATCGTATTCTTCGTCATTTATAAGATTAAAAGCTTGACTAATATATGGTTCTGATTTTTCTGAAACAATTGTTTTTAGATGTTCTTTGAATTCTTCTATTATTTCTGGTCCAATGCAATAAGCCCCTCGTACAGCATATTCTGAAATACATTTCTTTTCTTCAATTCTGGTGAATATCCCTAGTTGATCAACATAAGAGAAGGCTGGATTGGCACTCTTACTAACCAATACTCTGCAAGAATTAAAAAATCCGTCTATATATAAATATCCCAAATCATTAGTGAAATTTAATATATCTGCATCAAGAAACATAACAGAATCAGGATTTGTTATGTCTAGCATTCTTAGAGCTGTATGAGCAGGGCCTTTTGTATCTTCAATAGGTATAACCTCTATTAATCCTGCATCTGTAAGACCTAAATTTGATTCCATAGCCTGTTCATAATATTGTGGAGGAGCGGCAATAAAAATTTCTCCTATATTACTAGGTATCGTATTTAATACATGTCCTAACATAGTCATCGTTGTTCCACGCCACTCTATATTCAAAAATGGCTTGGGAATCATGTACCCCTCTTCCTGGAATCGTTTGCTTTTACCAGCAGCAAGGATAATCACATGCATGATTCTAGCTCCTTGGCCATCTGCTCTGCCCATTTCCCAGCGTTGGAAGTATTGTTCCTAAGAGCTATCCTCTTAAGAGCCACCATGGCCCAGAAGATCGCCCTTCGTGCACTATCGTAATCTTGTATAAAACGTGGCCATTCATATTGTATGAATGGAATACCACGTAATACCACTTCCCATCCAAGTAGAGACTGTAACATTTTTCCATGATCTATTGCTCTAATACTTGGTCGTATTAACCGGTGAGGTGGGATAGGGTCGGTTATACGAGTAAAAGCCCACTTATCTAATAAAGTATTATCTAACGTGGGATCACCATGTATCAGACAAGGAGTATCGAGTGCCCAATCAGGAACTGTAACTCCAATGGATTTTTCTAATTCACCACGCCATGACTCATCACCTATTTGCTTGGCAAATGGTATATCTTCTAATGACCTATTCCATACTAATTGTTCTAAGAATTCTTCTTGTGAGGAAATATTAAGTACATGAGACCAAGTTGGTGAAAGATATTCCATAACATATCCGGTAGTATCCATTGATAAGATTCTAGGGCAAACTTGCTCACCCAGGAACATCATAAATGTAGCTTGCTCTAAACCGAATTCTATCGGTACAGTTTCTTTATGGACTGCTAGAGATAATGTTGAATGACCATAACCACGGAGTTCTACCTGAAATCCGTTCAAAACCATAGGAGCATAATCCGGAGTGTATTCCCGGCAAAGCATCGCCAATTCACGAAGTTTATTTTGAAGCTTTTCTAGCACGAAGTCCATCCTCTAAAGCTTTCTGCCATTGGCAAATTACTTCTATTCTTGGTATGGACGCCTTGTACTTTCTTTCTACTGTGGAAACATATCCAGGGTGCAGCTGAGCTAGTCTACGGGCATCTTGATTTGAACTTGCTATTGAACGTTCATTAGTTGCTCCTCCAGGAGCATCGTATTTACGTTGATCATTGACCGTGGTATGCCAAACGGCATTCGGGTATCCTTTACGGAGAAGTTGTAATGTAATATCCATATCTTCACGTGTTTCTATACGACCGAGTTCACACTCCTTCACAACGATTGGTAAGTAATATCCCAGTGAATAACACATCTTTGCAGGAGTTTTCCATCCCACTTCGTCTAATGTATTATTGCCTTGGCGTGGTCCAAGCCCAACATGTGGGAACTCTGGGCCAAGCTTATTTTCAAGTAAGTCAAATACTGGAATCAAGTCTTTACCTCTAATTTCTTTTAGATGCCAATCATCTTCACTAATACGTACAGAAAATCGAAGATCATCATCTAACATTATGATCTTTTCTTCACCAAACGTATGAAATTCTTCTAAGATCCATTTTCGTTTTTGGGCTATTGTCCAATAGGGATCAGGTTGTGCCATGACTTGGACGTCACCATTTATATCTATCCCTGATAGCTTAAAGACTTCCTTGGGTGGACATATGATAACTGTTTTCTTCCGTAGTTCCCTGGGAAAAGAATCTAATGTTAACTGTTGATCCGTGCGTTGACGTGTTGGGATAATTATTCGCATACCCTATGGTGCCCTTTTTTGTTTATGACAGCAAGCATCTTTATTAGATTCCACCCATCATTTTAGCCGCTTTCCAGTTATACCGAGCTTTGGGTTTTTCTTTTGAAGTATCTATGGTTACGATACCGGGCCAAAGTTCCACAAGCTTTTCATGGGCTTGTCTAAGAACAGTCTCATTGCGCCAATCACTACATCCACCTGGAGCATCAGATCTGTCAGACTTAGACCATTCAGTAAGAACTATTGTTCTGTGACCGCGCGTTAATAGTTGCAGGTGGAAATCATGTTCTTCATCGTGTGGTACACGGAACTGAGGCCATGGCTTAGGTAGTAAATCCCGGTTAATACCTAAGACTTGATTAAATCTATGACATAGTACAGATCCACGAGGTTGCGTTTGAGACATGAATTTATCTATTAATCCAACCATAGGAAAATTGTTTAATGAACTGGATATATCTTCTATCATCTTTTCTGTTTTCTGGGGAAGTATGCTAGGAAACCTAGTCCCATCTTCAGTACGCTTGTAAAATTTCAAGTCATCATCTAGCATTATCAATTTACCTGTTTGCCTTAGATTCAATATAAAATCCCGTTTAGTTTCTATTCCAACACCATTGAACCTCAATATATTAATTTTCAATGGTATGGATAAACGGTATCGGTCATATTGGTTATGAGGAACAACGATTGTAATATTTTTCCAGAGATCATCAGAAAGAGCATAGATTGTTCTTATACACTCTGATCTAGATCGAGATGGTATGAAGATTTGTATATCTGTCATTTATCCCTCCTAATGTCGAAATACCTGACGAGGCCGTCCTATACCTCTAACTACTTTGGTGTATTTACTAAATTCACATAAGCAGTTTTGCAGATCCTGGTTATGTAGTCTACTAATCCCCTCCCTTTCTAATACTGGTGTCACAATGTCACTTAATCGTATAAGCTGAACCAACCATTCGTTTTTAGACCATGAATCAAACATAGGTTTATCTAACACTATATTCAAACCGCGCAAGCTTCCAGGACCTGGAGTAGCCCAATTCCACCAGTCTGCTACATTCTCCATGAATGGCAAGTACTTAAGATCTGCAACTATCTGCCCTCGCATAAAGCTCCCCAAGCCATCTCCATCAACCCATTCATATAATTCAGAAAGAAGTGGGGGATTCTTTTTCCATTTATTCCATTGTTCTTCTATCGGTCTATTGTTACACCACTCATGGAAATACTCTAACACCCCCAAGGATTTTTTATAACCGGGTTTTCCTGTTATAATGAATGCTCCGGTTACATGGGGAGGTGGGAGATTGTTTATACAATCATAAAGAAATTTTAGGTTTCCAGTTCCCATATAATGTTCAAACCTAGAAGACTTATCAAAGTCAGGTTCATTAAATAAAGCATCACATGTAGAAGGACGATTAAACCAACGATATAAGACTGTACCTGGAATTACTAGAGGACTGTCTTGATACCTGTTGCGTATTGTTGATTGATAATGTTTAGAAACTGCATCATCCTCTCGGTGAACATTAGTGAACCTATATTGTTGTAGAATTTCATCATCTGTCCATGGCCATGGGTCCTCGTTAAATCTCTTTAGACGTATGCATTCGCGCTCTATAATAAACGCTATGAAGCGTTTTATAGGATCGTTTATTTCTGCTATTCGCAGGCTCATTTATGTTTCTTTCTGGGTTTACGATCAGATTTAGGTTTGTCGATTTTTTGTTGTTTATGGTTCTCTCTTTCCTTAAAATACTTTAGGGTGCTATTGAGGACTTGAGTTAGTGTGATGGCGTTTGTGTTGAAGATATCTAATCTATGTAGTCCTTTGAGTAATTCAACAATAGTTTCATTTAATCTTTCATTATTCTCATTATAAAGATTTAGTTGTTCAACAGTCTCGCGTAATTTATTAAAATCACTATTGAACAATGCTACTTTTTTGAGGCCTTCGGTTAACCTGTCAATATTTGTATTTAAGAGATTTATTTCACTAAGATTTTTACAATAAAGATCAACCTCTTTAAAAAGACTCCGACAGTTCTTTTCAATAGCAAATATAGAGGAGGAAATATACTCCATCATCTCTTTATCAGCGTACATCTATCTTACCTCTTATACCAAGGCATGAAGTTAAGAAGGTTTTCTGGATCAAAGGCATCATCATCCCATCGACCATTGAAACATGTGCAACGATCATCGATCGTTATGAATGCCCTAGATTTTTCTGCAGTAAAGGTAAGTTCATCTACTAAACCAGTGACTGTGTGTTTTCGGATATAATCATACATAGCCTTTCTACCAAGAGGATCTGAAGACCGACTAGAATAAACATGAATATCAAAGTACTGCATAGCATTTTCCATCCAGCGGAATACTCCAGGTACTGGTGGGTCTGGTATCTTATCTACACCATGCCATCCAGATTTATACGAATGAATACATCCATCAAAATCTAGAAGCAAGATGGGTTTGCCGTATGGCTTAGGATCATGGTTTGTCATTCGAATAACTCATTAAAATAGTATCTTTTTTCAGGACTTACTACGATGAGATCCTCGAAGGTTCTAGTTATCCCGGTGTAAAATACGCGAGTCTCTTCATCTTGATTCGTGGAAGCCATTCGTTCTGACGCTTTAGCAGTATCAGAGAGAAGCACGACTGTGTTCGCTTGTCCTCCTTTAACCCGGTGTATAGTAGAAATATGGACATGCGGTTTGTCGAGTATACTATACCCATTTCCAAGCACTTTTTCAATGTATTGGACTTCAGGAGTATCGATTTCTGTAAATACATCTTTCCATGTTCCCTCTGCCAACAGACCATAATCCTGTTTTAATTCTTGAAGAGAAACTCTGGGAGGTTCTGGTTGCTCTGCTATTCGTCTTAATTGTGCTTTATATCCAACCTTCACTAAACCTTTTTTCTTCTTATGACCTACTGATGGTAATAAATCATAAATACGAACTGCATCGTTAGCAGGAATAGTAGAACCTTCTTGCAATTGGTTCCAAGCATCAATAGCAATGGCTTGAGTAGGCTTGATACTGGGGTTCTCGAAATAACGATATAAGATTCCATGTTGGCGGCAATAAGGAATAAGTCTTTTACGAAGTGATTTTACAGTACGACCCAACATCATAACACTGCCAAGTTCAGGATCTAATTTACCGGGGTCTAACAGAGATATTCCTTCTATAGTTGTATAAGAACCCAGTGCTTCTCTAGGCAACCATATCTTTTCACGCCGATTACCAATTTTAGAGATAACTCTATTTGCAAGCTTATGGATTATAGCAGGAATCCGGTAACTTTGTTTAAGAGTCTGTACAGAACCTTGCATATGGATAAAGCGTTCTGATGCGCCCGCCCATGTAAATATGGTCTGATCATCGTCACCAGCAACATACATTCGTTTAACATGGTGAGATAAGAGCTCAACCATGGTCCATTGTAGTTCACTAAGATCTTGAGACTCATCTATCATTAGAACTTCTAATAGTGGGGGATCATCCAGCTTTATGAACTCTTCTATCATATCCGTAAAGTCGAACAAACCGTGTTTCAGTTTATATTCTCGCATAGCTTTGATAGCACGCCATGCACGATCAGTGTCTGGTAATGCATAATCATAATGATTCAATACTTGTTCTAAAGGAGTTTTTGTAATTCTAGAATAATTTTCCAAAAACAATATAAGGTCATCACCAAAGAAGCTGGTGTAGGTTCCATCATCAGATGATAAACTGCCACGAAGTTCGAGACCATGTTCTTGACCGAATTCATATACCCGTTTACCTACAAACACTTGGGATGTGTTCAATCCCAAATG